TACTATTATTGATTACAGTCGTAACCTTTTCAGGATTACGTAAACGTAACAATAGTTCCCTCTCATTTAAAATCTTCACGTCGTTCTCCGTGTTATTGTTTACGCTTTCTTTGTTTTTCTTTTTCCTCGACTTAACTTTCCCCCACCTCGGCGGTTTGTTGCTTTGTCTTGGATTTTGTACCCATCTTTGTTAGATCCTCCTTTAGACAAAGGTTTGTTATGTGCTAGATCTTTACCCTCACGTTTATCAGCTACACCATTGTTGTTAGCATCTTTACCTGTCTTATCTACTTTACGTCTAAGGCGTTGTCTTTCCATACGTGCTTTAAACTCTTTACTACCAACAGGTTTGTTAAATTGTTTTTTTCTCATTAGTGATTCCCATTATGAACGCAGACAGTGACAGGGCAGTAACGCTTGCACAGTCCGCTAGGTTTAGCGTTCCAAGTGTTTGTTTCGGCAGCGGAACACATTCGTTCGTATTTACCTAACCATTTTTTCCATAGCTCGGCTTTATCAAACTCAGTGTACTTATCTTTTATAAGCTCTTTACTAACAACAAACAATAGTCCAGCTTTTATTTTTTTTACTTTTGGGTAATGAGCGAACAAAGTCAACGCCATTAATTCAAGTTGCCCTTTATCTGCATAACGAGCGTTTTTCCCAGTCTTGTAGTCTATCACCCATGCTAAGTCGTCGTCCAGTATTATTAAATCGGCAATGCCACGAAACCATACATCTTTTGAGAAGAAGCCACACGGTTGTAGGTTCTCAGTTAATCCCATCTTTTGTTCTGGTATTTTCTCACCACGTTTTGCCAGTAAAGATTTTAACATAGGTAACGCAAATATAAATCGTTTATCTAGTGGTGTACTATCACGCACGAATACTTCTGCTGCAGTATGAAATTCAGTTCCATATCGAGTTGCGTTGGTTGCAACAAACGGATGTTCTTTTAATATCTTCTCATGGTAAAACTGTTTAGGGCATTGTTCAAATGCTTTGATCTTACTGAAAGACCACGGAGCTACTTTTGTCATTCACATTCTCCATATGATTTACCTATACCGCTTTCGCAGTCAATGGGTAGTCCCTTCGCCCATCTAGGTGTTTGACGCATACATTCTTCAATGTACCTTTGCGCCTCTGGTACTTCTTCGTCGCGTACACATATAACAATAGAGTCGTGTACGGTTAAAACTATCTGATACTTCTTATCAATTTGTAGCATTTGTTCGCCAATAATACAACGTGCGATTGCTTGGCAAAGGTTCTCGACTACCTTACCACCATATATACGTGTACGTCCTATGCGAGTTTTGTAGTTGTATTCAATACCTTTTTCACCTTGCTCTCCGCGTAGGTCATGGTATTTCAGTAACAAGTTTGAGGGTAATTGTATGGCTCTCTCAGCTCCAATTACTTGTAGCACTCCTTCTACTCCTACTGGATACGTATCACCGTTAGCCATATAACGTATCATGTTTTGACACTCACGCCATAATTGGTTTATCTTCCAATTCGTTTCTCGGTAAATATTTACTACTCGTCGGGCTTCATCTAACTCCATATCAACACCGAAGTTACTTATCTGTGCTTGGAATTTAACTGCCCCCATGCCATACCCTGCCCCAAGAATTGTAGTCTTACCAACAAACCTTTGCTCTTTGGTTATCTCACTAACATCTATACCATAGATAGCAGACGCCATGTGTTTGTACACATCTTCACCATTGGCAAACGCTGATACCAGTTCGTCCTGACCTGCAAACCACGCCAACACTCTCGCCTCGATCTGTGAACTATCCGCATCAATAAGTTTGTATCCTTCGGGGGCTAATATACTATTCTTTAACTTCTTACCATTTGCTCCACGGCTAGGTAAGTTCTGTATATTGATTTTGTCGTCGCCTCCCCAACGTCCAGTATGAGCGGCATAATACCGTACTGGCACAGGTAACGTGCCACGCCCTGCAATATCTATAAACCTCTGTGTACGTGTTTCTTCGAGCGTACTTTTTGTGCCTAGTCTAGCCTCTACTGCATTACGTACTTGCTTGTTCTCATGTTCTAATAGTTTCTTAAATCCTTCATCGGATTTAGCGAACGCCCAAGTTTCTTTACCTGTGGTAGGACTTATTTTTGTGGGGGGGATTGCGCCTAGATTTTTTATTATCTCGGCAAACTTAGGGTTAGACATAAGATCTTTTTTATCTATACCCGATTTCTCAAGTAAGGCGTCTTTGTATTCTCGGATACCTTCTTTATGTTCTTCAAGTAATTTAGTATCCAACTCTAAAACAGGGTCAGTAAACATACGTAATGTTAAATCTACTACGCGCAACTCCTGCTTAGGAAATCCTGCCTGTAAGAATATGTTAAACAGTTTATACGTTAACTCTACATCGTTAACACAGTAATCACCGTACCTATCCAGTTCTTCTGTATTGAAGTCTACTCTTCTTTTTCCGAGTGCGTTAACAATTTCTGTGCCTTTGATACCGATCTCGTAGTGTTCTGATAACGCTTTGAGACTTCCCCCCACTTCCACACCATGTAAAGCACGAGACATACACAAAGTGTCAGCATATAAACGAGGATGAATATCGAAACACCAAGTAAGGATAGCACCATCAAACATAGTATTATGGGCAAGCACCATAGAGTTTTCCCAATCGAACGTATCAAAATATTCTTTAAGTTCTTCATGTGTACCACTTGCCCATTCTGTCGCTAAGTTGTTGACCTTTATCCCTACCCCTACTATTTCAAACTCGGGACTTCTTATATACTCTTCGGTCGTTTGTTTTTTAAGTGAGTAGTTTTTGTCGTAGTAGGTCTCAAAGTCTAACGTTATTAAGTCCACTACTTTTCTCCATATTCAAGCTCAAGTAAGAGTTCCAAATTGTGGATTGCCTTGCGTATATCCTCAGCGCCATTCTTACTCTCATGACGACACACATACTTAATGACATTGCTTTCACAATAATTAAGTTGGTTCTTCTGGCAAAACTCTATCGGTTGTATAGCTAGGTGTTTGTAGTGCGCCCCTGCCTCTTGCCGTTGCATTGCAGTTCTAAACCGCTTTAATTTTGCTATATCCTCCGCAAGCATCTCACTTACGTTTTTTTCTAAATCTCGTTCGTGTACTAAATCGCTCATCATTTTTGCTCCTTCTTTGCATCATTGTAGAATACTCGTGAGTTAGTACTCCATTTAAATTTTAATCGTTTTTTGTTTATAGTTTTCTTTTTAATTAAGGTAGAGATGGCTGTCTTAACGTGTTTATCTTTAAACCCGATAACATCTAATATTTCTGACATCTCTAAACCCCATCCAAACTTATCGGTGTACTTCCGTATTAAGTTATACACGGCAGTTTCCATTTTATTAAGAGACATTTATTCCCCCACAAGTTGATCACGTTTCTCTTCAAACACTAATATTTCTGCCATAGGAAAAACAATTCTAGGTCTTACACCCATACCTGTTTTCCTGTGTTTAGGTACGTAACCTTTCTTCAATAATTTATAAAACCATACTCGGCTTATGCCCCATCTCTTGGCAAGTTGAGTTGGTGTTAACGTTTCTTCTTCGTTCATGTGTATCTCCTTGATACCAGTTATTTTAATAACCAAAGTTAAATTCTAATTCGCGTGTGTCTTCTTCTTTCGGCTTGCCAATATATGTGAATACGTCGTCTAGGTTATCCTCATTGATAACAAGACTGATACCCCCTGCTTTAGTTATATCTTTTAGATTTTTATTTTGTAATGCTGTAGGTTTGTTTGTCCCTGCTTTACACTCGATGCCAAAGAATGCACCTTCATAACATCCTATGATATCGGGTATGCCACTCTTACCATAACCTCCTGTCACAGGATAAAAATAGTACGCCCCTAGTTTTTTAAGGCGGTCTACAATCTTCTTCTTTACTTTTGCTTCTGGCGTCATTGCCATGTGCAGTTCCTTTCTTTTATTGTTCGTGGTGAGTACTTGTTTGTGTGTGATACACTACGTGATCCCGTGCGCGGGTACTTGAATTTTCCCCATATAAATCTAACTCAAGTAACTTTGCGTAATCATCCTCGTCATTGTTGACGTTTGTAGGCGCACACCATTGTTTAATTATTTGCCACATTTGACTCTCTACGCAATTTTTTTACTTCCTCCGAGTTAAGCTGTAGGTAAAACTTACTCCCGTCGATACGATACCCTACACCCTCAACATAGTTATCATCCTCTACTATTTGTAGTACGGCTAATCTACCTATAATATATTCTGGTAAGGTATCTTTGTTGTATTGCACCATTGGTGTTGAATCTGAACTATATTCTCCTCCTTGGATAACGTCAAACACATGTTCACCAAATGGATTATGACTATAAACAAACGTGGGAGATGTTTGTTCTGCTATTACTTGTTCTAGCTCGGCTTCTTTTTCACAGAAGGTATTAAAGTTATCTGCAAAAGTTGTACTATCAAATACATGTCCTTGTTTCACTAGAGATTTAAGTTCTTGGATAAGAGTAAGTTCGGCATGGTCTTTGAGTACCCCTATACTTGATCCTAATACTTGTGATTGTGCGGCGATCATATCACGTCTTGCGTTGTTGCACGTGTCAGAGAATTTATTTCGCGCACTCTGTAGATTTATGTGCATTATATCTTCCGTCGAGGCGGCACGGAGATATGTCTTAGCGTTTTTTACTGCTTTCTTTAGCGATCCAGTCATCACTCTATGGTGGTCGTCATTATACTGCGAGTATTTATTATTAGTGATGTAACGAGATTCTACCACATACTTGTTTTCATATCTATTCCATGCGAGCTTCCCTAGATAATAAGGTGAGCGTTCTAGGTACACATCACACGATGTTCTGGTGATACTTCCTATAGCATGAAACTTGAAGTCGGGTACTGCTTCGAATAAAGCGAGGATGAAGTCGCGTATTTCTGGAACTCCTTTGTACGAACCTTGTTCATACGGGGGATAGAAGTTGTCTATATTATCTTTTGTTATACTTGTCTTATCGGCTTTAACTTCTTTATATTTTCTATACATTATAACTCTTTCTTTTTATGATGTGAATACATTATATCTTATCGTAAGTAGTTTGTCTATAACTTACTTAACTTTTTTAGTGAACCCAAACTGAGTGTTAGCCCAACTATTGAAACGCGCTCTAACATTTTGTGGTGTAGCCTCTTCGAATATAGATATCCTACGCCAAGTATCGGGGTCGGGGTGGTCTTTTGTCCTAGAAAGAAATTTGTGCGCTAGATTTAATCGCATTGGATGCTTCGTGTCACTGAGTACTGCACGAGAAAACTTTGCAAGATAACCTTTGGGATGTCCAAAGGCATTACCTGCTGCTTTATCATACTCTCTCTCCAATTCCCATTTGTGGCTGTAATCTCCTATCACCATCACAGGCTGTATTGCCACCATCCAAGTCCAAAGTTCTTCTAGGTCTTTCTTGTGTTTGGCTTTGAGGGATTTGATTACTTGGGTACGTGGTGGTCTAGGTATTTCTTTACCTCCGCTCTCGAACTCCCACCCTAACACGTTTACAGGTCTACTCTTACGTCTGAAAACCAATGCTACACCGTCATCACGTTGCGCTCTTTTGTTATACATATTTGCATTGTCACCTAAATATTTTCCAACCCAATTACTTTTTGCTAGATAAATACGTTGATTGATACCAGTTGTGGAAGAAGCGTTTGTGATAAACTGTTTACCGTAAGTACACTCGAACCTTAGCCCTATAGGTATGAACCTATCTAAGAAAGAATACCTACTAGTATGCGCAACATATCCAGAACCGTTACGTATGGTCACAGTTTCAGTACCATCTTTGTGCCTACGCCAAACTATTGCTGCAAGCTGTACTTTTTCTTTATCGGTATAGTGACCCCACGTACTATAAAAACAATCTCCATCATCTAGGACATAACAACTGTCAGATATTTTCCTTATGCTTTCCCACTTACGTGCGCGGTCTGCTATAGGTCGTATATCTTTACCTTTGTTATCTCTACCACCTAATGGTTTTATACTTGCGTATCTTGTCTCTACTCCCTCGAATGAAGTCATGTTTACATTATACATAGCCATGTTATATCTCCGTTGATTTAATATGAACGACTTGTCCAACGTCGGGTGTCGCACTTTTGTTGTCTAGGACACACCATAATACTGGATGCTCCCATACGCCCCATCCTCCGTACAAGTAACCATCTGTTAACACGATAGATGCTTGCGGTTTGATGTTGTGTTCTTTAAGATATTGGGGTACACATCT